AAGCTCGCGCCGGACAACGGACTGATCGCACTTCTCTGCGATGCCGTCCGGTGTGTCCGCGAATATAGCGACATGATGCACGGTCGCGTCGAAGATGGTCCGAACGCTGGCGGTCAGAGGCCGACCGCTTCGGGCGGTACTTCTGAACCGCCTTGTTCGGCTCATGATCTGGCCGCCGACGCGCTGGCCTACGCATGCGCTCGCACGGTTTGCGATGGGCTACTCAACGCCCGTAGCCAGATCGCGGACGCTCTCCTCGACTATCTCAATATCGGATGCGGCGGCCCCGACGACGTGCCCTCGTGGATGCGCCAGTACGAGCAACGGCAGAAGCCGAACGTCGGGGGTGAGCGGACAGCTTGCCCGAAAGGAAGCAATGAATAGGAATGAACCGCCGGCCGGGCAAGCTGTACGCTCCAGCCCCTTGTTGGAACGTCTTCGTGTCCGGTGGTCGAACTGGAAGAATCGCCGCGTAGCCAAGGCATACCGGAGAATGGCAACAGCCTTGCAGTGCGATCCGGCGTATGCACTTTCGTGGCAGGCGAACATTGCCATGCCGATCCTCGATGGAGCGAATGGCAAGCTGACGCCCGCTGAAGCATCGGCCATCGCGGACAGGCTCATGTCGCACTTGTGGGGCGTGAGTTCCAACAATGCCGTGAGTGGCGGCGCGGGAGCGCCGTACACTCCACGGGCTGGTTCGCAATCCGAGTTGAAAGGAAACTGACATGGACAAGCCGATGTTCCTCTACAAGCTGACAATGGCAGACGTGGGCCATGGTCACAAACCATCCCGCCAGATCGTCGCGCCTGACATCGAGACCGCGATCAAGGCGGTGCGCGAAACGCTCAACCAATACGAGCGCGACGCGCCCGTGTGCTGGGTCGAGACGATCACCCACGTCGATCTCGTTGCGAACGCCCCGGCTCACCTTAGAGCCGGACGCGAAGCGGGAGGCTCGTAATGGTGCAGCCGATTGTTGTGCTCTTCGTCCGTGCCGACAGCATCTACAAGACGATGCCCGGCGTGGAGTGCTACGACGAGGCCCGCGACGCCCGGACGTGGGCGGGCGGGTGCCCGGTGGTGGCGCATCCTCCGTGTCGGACATGGGGAAGCCTGAAGCATCTGGCGAAGGCGCCGCCGCACGAACACGCCCTTGCTGTGTGGGCCGTGGAGCAGGTCCGGCGCTGGGGCGGGGTGTTGGAACACCCAGCGCGAAGCACGCTCTTCCGAGAGTGCGGCTGCGCACTCCCGGACGGACTGCCGGACGATTCCGGCGGAATCACGCTGGCTGTTGACCAGTTCCACTGGGGCCACCTCGCATCGAAACCGACGTGTCTGTACGTCGTGGGATGCGCACGATCGGACATTCCGGCCATGCCCCACCGGGACGGCGAGCCGGAACGATTGATCTGCCCGTATACGAGACCTTTGCAACGGCGCAAGGGCTCGCCCGGATGGAAGCCGAGCTTGCACCATGCAGCGCGGGAGCGGACCCCGCCCGACTTCGCGCGGTGGCTGGTGGAACTGGCGCGGAAATGCAGTAAGCACAACAACAAGAACAGGGGCGGCTGCCCCGAGGTAAAACCATGACGCAACCGACCAACGCCATGCCGGGGCAGGCGTACCCTGCTTCTGCTGGTTCGGCGCGGGATCGCCGCAAACTGATGGCTCTCATCTATTACGATCCAGGCGCGAGTATCGAAAACGATGAATCGGAGGTGCAAGTGGCTTTCACCCGCATGGCTGTCGGCTTCATGGCCACCCTTGCGGACGAAGAACTGAAAGTGCTCGCGGCGCTGGCAAGCATCGTAGTGCGCAGGGCATTTGAAATGCCTCCCTCGCCGAACAATCAAATATGACTTCGAGACAGTTAGCTGTTTGTTCTAACCGGCGGCGCTCCAAGCTGGAGCGGCGGCGGGACAGTGCGCGGCGGCGGGGGCTGATGGGGGTGGCGGCGCGGTGGCGGAAGATGGAAAAGCGCGGGCCGGAGTGGGTGTGCGTGCGGGAGATCGTGTCGAGGGATCCGCGGTCGGGGGTTGAGCATAGGTGGCGGGTGTTCGCTTCAACGGAGGAGGGGGCGCCGCTGGGGATTGAAGTCGATGGGACGTTTCGACGGCTCTGCTCGCTGCGCTCGCTTCGCGCTGCGCTGGGACGCTTGCTGTGGGGGGCGGCGGCAAGGTGAGCTTTGAGCCTACAGCGCATCCGGTGCTGCGCATCCCGACCGCGAACGAGGCGCTGACGATGGGGTCGGTCAAGTGGATGGATCTGATGCGGCAGCGAGAGGAGTTGATCGTCCGCGAGAAGCACGATCCGCTGCGCTTCGGGTATGAGCCGCCGGTTTGGAAGATTTGCGATGCGCTTGTCGAGTGGCCCTGGATCGACAAGGCATGGGCTTGCGAGGTGAGGGAGCGCGTTCAGTATAAGAACCGAATCAGGATCCTGATGATCAATGGGGCGAACCGGGGGAGCAAGTCGGAGTACGCCGGGAAGCGAACGCAGATGCTGCTGAATTACCGGGATGCGGCGCGGGCCTGGGTGTTTCACTCCACGCACCAGATGTCCATCGACTATCACCAGACGCTGATGTGGCGCTATATGCCGCCCGAGAACCGGCGCCAGGTCAAAACGGCCCGCGAGTACATCAGCTATTCGCAGAAGAACGGGTTCAGCGATGATAAGTTCGTTCTGCCGAATGCGGCGGAGTGCACGTTCCGAAATTACGAGCAGGATGTGAGCACGATCGAGGGCGGGGACCTCGATATCATCTGGGCGGACGAGCGGCTGCGGGCGACGTGGGTCAACATCCTGAAGTCGCGCGTCGCCACGCGCGACGGGTGGATCATCATTACGTTCACGCCGATTGATGGGTATACGCGGTGCGTCGGGATGTTTCACGACGGGGCGGTGCCGGTGATCGAGGAGCCGGCGTTTCTGCTGCCGAAGGACGGGAAGGAGCCGCTGCCGGATCTGGCGTTCGGGATCGACGGGCGCGGCTATGTGTGTCCGCACGATCCGCTCGGGCAACCGCTGCCGGTGCCGACGGGCCGGCGGTTCGAGCGGGTGCCAAGGGTGCTCAAGACGCAGGACGATTCGCGGGCGGTGGTGTTCTTCCATTCGTCGGACAATCCGTACAGCAATCCCCATTCGCTGTATGCACTGCACAAGTCGGACCCGCCGGCGAAGCTCAAAGAGCGGCTGTACGGGGTGGCAAGCAAGATCATCGGGGTCGCGTTTCCAAAGTTCAACCGGAAGGTGCACGTGGTGCCGGCGGCGTCGATCCCGAAGCAGGGCACGAATTACTTCCTGTGCGATCCGGCGAGCGGGCGGAATTTCGTGTTCAAGTGGTACCGGGTTCTGCCGGAGGCGGCGTATCTCTACCGCGAGTGGCCGGGAGGCTACGAGATTCCGGAGGTCGGAGTGCCGGGGCCCTGGGCGGTGCCGAGCGATACGAAGCACGATGGGGACCGGGGACCGGCACAGAATGCGTTCGGATGGGGCCTCGAGCGCTACAAGCGGGAGATCGCACGGCTGGAGCGGTGGAAGGACTGGGCGGCCGACCAGGAGGCGATCCGGGCCCACGGCACGCGCCAGCCTGTCGCGGAGTGGGACGAGAGAAGTGGGGCGGAAGAGGAGATCGCCGGCCGTTTCATCGACTCGAGGGCGGCCAGCGCGCCGAAGGTCGAGAATGACGAGCCGACCACGCTGCTGACGGATTTCGAGGCGCTGAATCTGTTCTTCGATCTGACGCCGGGGGACGATCTGCGGGAGGGGATCGCGAAGATCACGACGGCGCTGGACTACGAAATGGATGAGGCGATTTCGTTCTTCAACAAGCCTAAGTTCTTCGTGAGCGACGAGTGCACGAACAGCATCTACGCGCTGGAGAACTGGACGGGGGCGGACGGGGAGCGGGGGGCGTGCAAGGATTTCATCGACCTGGACCGCTACTTCACGCTGCTGGCGCTGGAGTATATGGCACCCAAGAATTTCGCGACGAGAGGCGGAGGGCACTACTGATGGCGACGCTGGGCAAGATGCTCTATCGGCGGGGGCAGGTCATGGAGTTGCTGGGAATCTCGAAGCACGAGATGCGGAAGCTGGTGAGCGAGCGGGTGCTCGTGCCGGTGGTCCTGCGGAAGATGGGCGGGCGCAAACACACAAGGGCGTATTTCGCGCGGGCCAACATCCAGGCCGTGATGAAGTCGCTGGACGAATAGGAGACGGTCATGACGGAAGAACGGATCGACGAGGTTGAGGGCGACGGCGGGGCCACCGAGGTCAGCGACGAGCTGCTGAAGATGTTCAAGGACGAGCTGGACACGCTCCACACGGACGCGACGCAGTTCGTGGCGGAGCGCCGGGATCAGGCGGAGAACACGCGGTTCTGTCTCTGGGACGGGCAGAGCGAGGACGGGAAGAAGCACGCCGAGGACATGGATGACGGCAAGGAGCCGTTTCCTTTTGAGGGGGCTAGCGACATGCGAATCCGGTTGGCGGATTTCGTCGTGATCTTCCGCTCGATCATGCTGGTGCAGGCGGCGCTGAGGGCGCAGCTCCAGGTCCGGGGGTCGGATTGGACGGACGAGCGCATGGCCGGGATGGTCCAGAAGATCGTGAAGTGGTGCCTCACGCGCTGGGCCCAGAATTGGCGCACGGAGCTGGTGAAGGTGGCCCAGTGGATGGAGGGAGACTCGCCCGGGGCGGCGGTCATGCGGGTGTACTGGCACCAGGAGACGGCAATGGAGAACGTGAACGTGAGCCTCGAGGACGTGGCTCGCGCGATCGAGGCGCTCTCCGGCGAGGCGATGGACGAGGAAAGGGCCGCCGGGCTCATGGATATGATCCGCGATCCGCAGCGCTCCGAGGATGCCGCGGCGCTGCTGCACGGTCTCCTGGGGGGCGCCGTGGATCCGCAGCGGGCCCGCGCGATGGTGAGGGACCTGCGGCGGGCCGGCGTCGCCAAGTTCCCGCGATCGCGGGTCGTCCGCAATGAGCCGTGCGTGGCCGCGCGGAGACTGTTCGAGGACACGTTCTTCCCGCGGAACACGCGGCACTATCAGAAGGCGCGCGCGCACTTCGACCGCGAATGGCTGACCAAGCCGGAGCTGGAGGAGCGGGCGAAGGTGTACGGCTGGAGCGATAGCTTCGTCGCGAAGGTGCTGGAGCACGAGGCCGTGACGGCGTTCCCGGAGACCTGGGCGAAGCGGGTGACGGAGACGGGGCGCGCGGGCTTCTCGGAGAGCGAGGAGTTCAAAGGCTACTTCGAGATCATCTACGCCTACACGATGGCGACGACGGACAAGGGCGACCTGGGGATCTTCGTGCTGACGTTCCACCACCTGGTGGACGAGCCGGCCAAGGCGCGGGAACTGCTCGACTATCCGGGTGGCAAGTATCCGGGGGTGTTCTTTGCCCGAGAGACGCTGACGAATGTGCTCTGGGACACACGCGGGTGTCCCGAGATCATCGCCACGCACCAGACGGCGCTGAAGGTGGGGCACGATTCGTTCAACGATCACGCGCAGTTCACGCTGCCCCCGCTGCGCGTGCCGGCGCGGCGCGCGAGGATGGAGATCGTGCTGCGGCCACTGGGCCAGATTCCGGAGCAGCGGCCCAACGAGATCGGATGGATGGAACTCCCCGAGTATCCGAAGACGAATGTGGAAAACCGGAAGGAGATTCTCCGGCAGGTCTACGAGTATTTCGGGCTGCCGCATCCCGAGGTGGCGCCGCAGATGACGCAGCTTATTCAGCAGGACGCGGTGGATGGGTTCCTGGACGCCGTGAAGGAGGTGGTTGTGCAGGCCGCCGGGCTGTGCGGGAAGTTCCTGACCGATGCGCAGATCGAGCAGATCGTCGGGCTGAAGGACATGGACGTGGGCGAGATCAGAGCGGCGATCGCGGGGGGCTACGATCTGCGCATGACGTTCGATGCGCGGGACCTGGACATGAATTATCTCCAGAACCTGGCAAAGGTGCTCAAGGAGATGATCATTCCGCTGGACACGCAACAGACGATCAAGCGCGACCGGCTGATCAACCGGCTCTTCACGGCGATCGATCCGGCCATGGCCGAGGATCTTCTTCAGCCGGTGGAGGCCGCGGCGCAGCGCGAGGTCGAGGACGAGGAGCTGGCGTTTGCGAAGATCGGCGCCGGCGTGGAGCCGCCGCTGCTCGAGGACGGGCAGAATTTCGCGCTGAGGCTCCAGTGGAACGAGCGGCAGGCCCGGTCCAA